TTTGGCATACTGCTTATAGTTCGAGGAAGCTCTACGCCTTTTTTCTTCCATTCTGACACGTTTGTATAACCCTACATGCGATATTTCTCTACCAGATTCTTTCGATAACCAAGCTGCTACTTTTCTTACGCTGTATTCTTGAAGAAATAGTTTAGCTTTTTCTAGTAACTCTAGCTCTTCAGGGATAGGTAACAGTAAGTCTGGATCTGTTTCGTCTTGTTTGTAACCAAAAGGTACGTGTCTTCCTACTCGTATAATCGGATACCACTCTCCTAGTTCCCCTTGTAATGGTATCTGCCAGTCTACTTTGGTTGGGTGGTCTGCTGCTGTTGCTCTTTTACTCATCATCTTTCGCAGGTAAAATAAATAAAGGTTCTGATGCCTTTACTTCTACCTTGTCTGTTTTAGTAAATCCTGCACGATCTAAAATATCTTTTGCTGCTAACATCTTTTCTTTTACACCTAGATCAGTTGGATCTGCCATAACAGAAAACATTGTATATGCTGCTTTGGTTGAAGACTGTGCTATGAACTTCTTTGTAAGCTCTGCAATCTCATCTGTCAAGCTATTAACAACAGCAGTAGAAGCTACACTATCAGCGTAACCTGCTAGTTTCTTAGCCTGTACAGGATCACCCTTTGCTTCTTCAAAAAGAACATCAAGAAACTTCTGTTGTTTTTCTGTTAGATTTTTAACCATATTTCACCATATATACTACGAAAGATAGAATACCTACAAACAGTAAGAGAATAAAACCTGAAAGACCCCAAGTTATAATTGCCTCTTGCATTTCAGCTTTACGATATTCTTGTTCCTTCTTTTGTTTACGTATCTTACCCTCAGTGGCTACAAGCTCATCCCAGGCAGATGGCCCCATGCTGAAACTGATCCAGTCCTTCAATTCCTTTCTCATGGATTCTGCTTTTTTCTTGGCGGTAAAGATTTCTAGAGCTTCGGCTTCAACAGATTGTCCATTGAGTGCTTTCCACCAAGGAGGGTTTTTATTTTTTTGTTCTGCGTAGGACAGATCACTCATAGCACTTGCCCATTGAGTCAACTGTCCTGACATATCTTGCAGATCTTTACCTACCTGAAAGCCTTTCTTCAAAGCATTGAAGGCTACGGTTGCACCACCGATAATTGTTACTGGGTCCACGAGCCTCCTCCCAAAGTACTCCTATGATCAATAAAAAAACTAAGTGTTTCTTTCAGAGTGGTTTGCCTGTCAGTATGGCTCTTTCTATATCAAACCTACCAATACCTAAGTCTCGTAACTCTCTGTCAGTCATTTTTTCAAGTTGTATACGTGCAACTTTACGTCTAGCTGACTCTGCCCTTGCTTCTAATAATCTGCTGAATATTCTTTTAAACATTATCTATCCTCGTTGTTTGTGTTAGCCCTAACTGGGTGAGGATAGTTATATTCAAATAGTTATATCATAGTAGTGACAAAAATGCAACTCCGTTATGTAGGTTGGTAATGCTCTTCACCAGACAGAATTACATGAAAGTCTGAACTAGACTCTTCAAATCCTACAATCTTATCTCCTTCAGATAGGGCAAGGTATGCCCCACCTTCTATTACTTCTTCTAAGCCATTACCTGCAATACTGTGATTATCAATAATAAAATGATACGTTGTAGTTGCAGCTTCATACCATTGAAGACTATACTTCTTAGTTGAAGCAGAACCATTTGATACGTGTAAAAATCTAATCAGACTAACAAAATTATTAGGACAGGTGTATATAACGTCACCACTGGACCCACCTGAAGTTGCACTAAGATCTTTAGCTGCTGAGAAAAATTTAGCGTCTGATAGTAAGGTCACTTTTTACCTTTAACTTTCTTTACAACTTTAGTTGTCCAAGCTTCGTTAACATCAGGAGTAGATGGATCATCTGCTATCAACTGACCTTTATCGTTACGAGCACGTACTTTTTTAGTCTCTGTGTTTTGGCTTTCCCAAAACTCTAGTGCTGCAGGGTCTTTACTATGCCACTCTCCTCGAATCCATTCTCCAAGGATATTGCCATACTTATCTACTACTTTATCACCTTCTATTATCATTTTTTACCTCTTCTAGCCATACCGCCTCTAGATTTACCAGAGAAACTCATGGGTTTTCCGTTTTTATTTTTTGTAGTTTTTTTCTTTTTAGCTGCTTTTGCAAGATTCATAGGGTCTTTGCCTTTTTTAATTGCATCTGCAACTTCAGATTTTGTCATAGAACCAACAAGAACTTCAACCTTTATACTACCTGATCCTGGACGTGCTTTGGGTTTGATAGGTTTAATTGGTTTTTTAAGATCTTCTGCATATACAGCAGCCATCACTTTACCATCTTTATTTGTGTAATAAAGTGATCCTGCTTTCTTAGCTGCAGCAATACTCTTATACTTACCTGCATTTTTTTTAGCTTCTTTAACAGATAAACCTTTTTCTTTTAGTTTACTGTTTAAATATTTTTGTAGTGTTACAGCCATTGTTCTTTCCTACTTATAAGTGTTAGGGGCTTTTTTGATACCAGTATTTATAGTACCAGTTGATTTAATCATACCACCTTGGTTGTACATAGCAACCTTACCACCTTTAGTGTAAGCTTTCTTTTTCATACCACCCTTGGCATAACCTTTTTTCTTCATACCACCCTTGGCATAACCTTTCTTTTTCATCATGCCGCCTTTGTTTGCACCTTTAGCTGCAGACTTCATAGGTTCAGTTTTATTACCATCTCCATCAAGATCTAAAAAATCTGGTTTTGGTCCTCCACCTTTGGCGTAGCCTTTCTTCTTCATGCCGCCCATTGCATAACCTTTCTTTTTCATGCCACCCATTGCGTAGCCTTTTTTCTTCATCTTTTTCATTATTCATCCTCACTATATAAATTGTTAAAGACTCGTTGCGTATCCCATACATAGTCTACGTTTTCTTTCGAGTTATAAATATGTTGGTTTGGTTTAAAGTCTGGAGCACCTTCTCCAGTTTCAAACCAAGCAGGGTGAGTTACTCTCACTCTATTATTGGGCAACGCAACTATGTTACCTGTGTATTCTCCTGCATCTAACAACTCCAAGACATGAGATTGTTTATGTTGAGCAGGATCGTCTGCTACTTCGTTATCTGTGTAGTCTACAGTGAAGTAGTACTTTGCAGGATAGAACTCACCATCTACTTTAGCTATCCAAGGAGCAGGTGTCGCTCTTTCTAATTTATATACTGAGTGTGTATGAGACATACAATCCCAGGGTTGTGCTAGATATGGTGGTAACTCTGTAGGCCATTCCTCAAGGGGGGTATCTGCCACGAGTGCTGTTAAAGGCATTCTCGCCCACATTGCACCACCATGTACATTTTCTGAGTCATCAAAGTCTGATTCACAACCTGTAAATATAACTTGAAAACTGAGAGTTCTGTTTGGCATGGTGGTTACACCTATAACCATACAATGTAAAAACTCTCCATGATATTCTTCTAAATTCTTTGTGTATTCTCTACGCACCCATGCTTTGAAGTACGGTATACTACTTTGTAGATACGGCATCTTTTTTATGTTTCCTTCGCAATTCCGCTTTAGCTTGTTTAAAGACATTTGCTATCGCTGTCTTGCCCATGACTTTAGCACGTTGCTCTGCTACGGTCAATATTTGGATCTTTCTTGCGTAAGGCTTCTTTAATCTTTTTACTTTAGCTACTGTAGCTTTGGCGTCAGCCATTGTAGCGAACTTGATAGATACTGTATCTTTAGGGTTTTCATCCGTATATAGTCTACGTCCAGACCCTTTTGGTTTTTTACCTGTTCCTACTTTTGGATCTGGTTTTTTTGCCATGTTTATTTCCTAAAGGCTCTGGTCTTTTTTGCGATCTTTTTAGGTTGAGCCACATGCTGCTTACCTGCCGCCTTGCCTTTTCGTTTTGCTCTGGTTGTAGCGGCATACTCACTGCTGCTAAGAGACTTAATAGCCGCAGTAGGTAGATAACGCTCACCAGTCTTAGAACTAGGCTTACCACTCTTTGTACGCCATTTCTGTTTCGTCCAGTTCTTGAGAGACTTCTGTGGAGCTTTCACGACTTATAGCCTCCACCCTTGGCTTTGTATTGTTTAGCTAACATCTGAGCTTTACGAGCAGACCACTGACCAGGGTTGCCACCCTTACCTCCTGCTTTAATAGAGTTAAATAAAGATTTACGCATTCCAGGTTTTGTATAGTTACCTGCTTTGTTTACAGTGCTTCCACCTCTGGACATTCCAACTGCTTTTTTCAAAGTCTTTGCTTGTCCTGCGTGAGTTTTAGAGGCTTTATTTAAACCTTTAATTACTTTCTTTACTTTGTTTTTATTTTGTTTTGTTAAAGCCATTTCTTTTAAGCCTTACAGTTACAATCAGGACCACAATTTTTATTTAAAATTGCACATCCTATTCTTTTGAAGTATCTCCACATCCATTTTATTATCTTCATAGTGAAACTCCCATTTTAATTTTTGTGCATTGTGGTACTGCTAGGTATCCCTGTTGTTGAAAATATCTAGCCACCACTATTGCCTCTTGAGCACATGCTTCCTCTGTAGCAAATGTAGCTTCTGTTTTTGCCATTACCTCGCAGGATATTGCTGCAGGTGTACTACAGAGAAGCATAAATGCTATCCACATTAGAAGCTGACCGTAGCCCCTACTGTAATGTCACCAAACTCTAAGTCTGAATCTGTAGATACTTCAGTATATAAATTTATGTTTGTGCTAGGAACTGTGTAGTCCATTGTAAAATCTAAACCTTGAAAGATGTCTCCATCTTCTAGTTCTAGCATGTCAATGTCTGTAGCCATAGTAAAACCTATGCCCATAGCTGTCAAACCTGCTGATGGTGTTAGTTCCCATTCCCAGTCTTCTACACCTGTTGTGTAGTTAAAATCTGAGGATGCACCAATAGATACTGTTTGTCCTGCTACAGGAAAATCTTTTGCGTAAGTTGTTGTGCTTGCCATGATTGCAGCCAAACCTACCCATGCTGCTATCACAGCTATTTCTTTTTTATTCATGTTCTTTCATCCTTTACCATTTAACTTTGTTAGCCCAATATGCAGCAGACATCTTGCCTTTTTTAATATTCTTGCTGTGTCGTGCTTTAAAACTTGCCCTCTTCTTTTTCATCCTATCTGATTCACCTGCTTTGGGTTTACCTGCAGTAGAGGCTCCTTGCTCACCAAAACGAATCAATTTATACTTTCCACCTTCTGATGCCATGACAACGTGAGACTTAGTTGGGTGATCAGGAGTCCTCTTGGGTTTGTTGACTCCTTTTAACCCCAGTCTTTTCATTGTCGATTTGACACGCTCAGGTACACTCATTTGTATCTCTCGTACTTAGGGTTATCTTTCCTACCAAATAACGTGAGTATAAAGTTCATTATACCTCTACCAATTTCTGTAGGTGTTGGCAAGAGCCAACCTAAAATTAAAAGTAGCATTACCCAGGGTGGTATGTTTGTGTTTATAATATCTAAGCTTCCCACTGATCCTGTCTCTACTTCTTTTGAAACTATATCTCGTCCTGCAGATGTAGTTGTTTCAACAGACATAACTGACTGTCGGTTCTCTGCTCCTATCTGAGCGTTACTGTTGACGGTAGGACCGCCTGATCCTCCTAGGAACCCTAGCGGATTCAAACCACATCCAGATAAAAATAGAACGAAAACTAACCATCGCATTACATCATCTCAAAGTGGGGAGCATCGATGAAGGGTCTACGGCCCTGGCTTCGTCTTAAGTCTACATATGCCATCATAGCATCTTCTGCGCTTCCTGGGTAAGATCTTATGTCTCCTTCACTCCAGGCTGCTCCCCATTTGATAGCGCAGCCAACTTCTTCTGCTGCAGCTTTAAAAGCGTCACAAATATCATCGTATAAGTTTAACTCCCAGGATACTTCTGGCCCTACGT